GCCGCGAGCGCGAGCCAAATGATTAAGAACTTCGGGGATCGCTTCGGTGTTCTCAATGTGATGCCGAATTGCAAACTTTTGCATTTCCTGAACTGGACACATATGGCCTCCAGAATCGTTTGGTGTAACAATTATACCAGAAAAGTTTTTTGTTTAGTTATAGCTGATAATTTCATAGTCTGAGTCGGATTCTTTTTTCTGAAACTCTACCCTGTAATGCTTAGCGATCTCCTTTCTTATCATCGCGGTAGTCTTAAAAATCGCTCTGGCTTTCTCCTGCAGTAAATCCATGTGGCCTTGGCCGTACAGCTTAAGTAGCCAGTTATTAAACTCAATCGGCTGCTCAGTAAAGTATCTATGGTGGTGGTGACAAAGTGCCAGGCAGTTATCCATTGACCACCTCACGCTTTTTAGCCTCCTACCGTAAATATGAGCCGCCTCAAGTGTTTCGGTTTTTCCGCAATAACAGCAAGCGGCATCTCTTGCCCTGATACACTTGCTGAACCAAACATCAGCCTGATCTCTTTTTACCGCCATCGTTTGCGTAAGTCCTTGTGAATTTTCTTTCTCGACCTATTGCTTTATCGAACGTGCCACACTTAGCGCACAGCCAACCATGCAGGCTTTGCCTTGTGTCTTCTAAGAAGATTGGCGCGTTGTCAGTGTTGCACGTCTGGCACTTCTTCTGGAGTAAATTCAATTATCAGCTCGTCCTCTAATAAAGCATTTTGCCAGATGCTACTAAACTCTTCTATGGTCATGTCAATAGTGACCCCATCAGGGAATGTATCGGTATAAACTACTGTGTGATTTTTATTACTTAAGTCAGTCACGCAGCCCCCAATCGTTGCAGGATAAAAAACGACAGCCCCATGCTTTGGTAGGCGGCAAGCAATTAACATCATGTCCGTGGCCTCACTGTGTGCCTAGCAACTTCGCCAGACTCTTTGTCGTAAGTAATAACCTTTGCGCCTCGTTGTGATACCCAGCCTCCGCGAGCCGCGTATGCGTCCCTGGCTGACAATGTGGGATGCTGCTCAGAAATAGCCCCAGCGTCTTCCACTAAACGCTCATGGTGATAATGGCCTGTATGGATATAGCAAGTGCTGGCCTTCCCCCACATCGAGCGAAATCTAGGCTCGCTGGCAAATAGCTTATGTAAGTTTCCTAGCTTCATTTTGTGGCCGTGATGAAATCCGAGCATTGTTTTCCCATGCAGGTAGGCATAATAAGGAAAATCGTTGTCTATGACTGTCAATCGAGGCTCGTCTGCAAACAAGTGCTTGAGGTACTTTCTAAGCCAAATGCTTCCAGAAATATCGTGATTTCCTTCAGCGGAGATAATTACAACCTTCCCATACCGCTTGAGCATCATCTTTACCGCCTCGCTCATTACAGACATTGCCAAATCAACGAGCTTACCGTAACGGGTATCGGCGTCTAAAATATGACCGCTGCTTGGCGTAACGCTAAGAATACCATCCCAATGCAAAAAGTCCCCAAGCTGGCAAAGCACGCCAACCTCAGCTTTTGGGCTTGCTTGAATCATATCGTGTACGGCGTTTAAAAAAACATCTCTAGCAATTCCCACATCCCAATCGTCGCCAGTTTCTGCTTCGTAGGCATACATACCGAGATGAAAATCAGTAATGGTAGCTAACACCAAAAGTTTTTCGTCCGTTTCAACCGGAGCTTTGCTTGGCTTAAATTTAGGCAAATTGCTTTGCGCGCTTTCTAGGCGCTCAATTAATATCTCAAACTGTCGCTGCTCATCTGTTTGCGATTTTACCCACTGACGTACCGGCTTACCCTCTTCATCGTAGAAGGTAGAGACGCCTTTAATTTTATGGCCGTCAGGGACTGGATTAACCCAGTCGTTTTCAGGGCTATAGCCTTGCCTTTTGGCTTTTGACCTAACGGCTCTTACAATGTCATTAATTGCGCTGCGGGTGCAGTTGAATTTTTCTGCAGTTTTATACTGCGATAGCCCGTCTAAAAAAACCGCGCTAACAACTTCGCGCTGTCTGTCTGTGGTGCAGAACTGAAGCAAAGGATGAGTCATATGACCCCCGCTAGTTAGCAATAAGCTCGAATTTTATCATTTTTTGCCAAAAGGCACGCTAATGTCGTAACGCTCCGATAAATGCCTAGCTATATTCTGATAAACCTTATCGACGTCTTTTTTGCTAATCGCTTTTGTTGACACCTCACCCGTTATAGCTTTTTGCACTGGCTTCCAAATATGGTTTTTAATCAGCTCCATTGTCGGAGTTATCTCAATCGTTGGCTTCAAAACCTCGCGCATATCTAAACCCATCGCCGCCATTTGATTGGCAACCTCCCTACAATAAGCGTGAATGCCTTTGTTTTGCTGAGTGGTGCGAGTTGCCTGCACGACCTTAAAACATATATCTTTGTGTTTGTTTTTTTCTATATACGCAAGCAAAGCCCTGCGCTGCTCTTCATTACAGATTGACCAACCCTCGCCCTCACTTTGCATATACCCGCTCACCTTTCTCAGACATATAGCGGCCATGCTCTTGTAGCATCCTTTTGCGCCAAGCCTCGCTATTCATGAAGTCATGCGTGATGTCATCAATTGAATCCCACTGCTTGAGCTTCCGCTTTTCTGTTTCGGCGTTGCCTGCACTGCTAAAGATGGGGGGGCTTCCCCCCGTTTGATTTGCCCTTTTTAGCCAGCTATTAACGAACCGCTCAATTCCTTTTCGCGTTTTTCTTTTTGACGGATTAGCATCGCACCAGCAGGACATTGAGTCTAATTCAGAATAGACATCAATCTTCTTGTACGCCTGCTGCCACTTTATAAGCTGTTCGTCTTCTGGTTGCCAATGCTCCCCGTCTTTTAAAATCATAATGACCACTCCGCTATTTGTACTGTTTCTCCATAACGGTTTTCAACAGCCACCATCCTCGTTTTTATAAAATGGCCCTTCGCTCTCAGCTCACTAATCCTAGCAGGCGCCTCTAAAACTCCGAGATCATTCCAAGCGTTCAACCTGGTCAATCGGTGCCCGGTTTCTAGCCAGTGCAGTATTCTTTTTTGCTGTGTCATATTCTTCCCCTTGTTAAATTTTAACCATATAACCCTTTTTATGTTACTAACGTAACACAATGGAAAAAGTTATCAACGATGGCGAGCTATGTATGCCGTATCGAATTTTGCTATCTATTCCCAGTACCTGCTCTCGGCAACGGGAGGCGCATAATAGAGAGGGTCAACTCCGCTCTGAGGTTTTTAAATTCCCCAGCCTAACGCCCGACATACTCTGAGAGATTTACAACGCTGGAAGCAGACCTTTAGATTGTGATAATCTTAACAAGTGGTGACACTCCCCGTTCGCCACTTATCAGTCCCACTCCTAGACTGATGCCCCCGCCGCAAGGCGGGGTTTTTCAAGCGCCTTGTCTTACAAACTCATCTACTGACATTTCAAACTGAGATGCAAGCTGCGCTACGCGAGAAAACTTTAAATCCTCGCTGTTACGCCATCGCGCAACCTGCACCGGATTAACGCCGATGGCTGTTGCAAGACTCTTGTTGGTTACTCTCTTCTCGGCCTGTACGCGCCGCAAAGACTGCCCGATATTAAAATGGGATGTCATCTTCTTGTAACTCCTCAGTTGATTGATCTTTATGGTGTTTCGCTTCAAGTGCTTCGCGAGCCGCCTTAATACCTTGGTTAGCCTGCTCAATAGAAACATCGTATGGGTCATTAAAAAATAGCGTTCCATCCCAGTCTGGATTAGTGGGGATAAGGTCTATTTTTGCAACCATACCTTTTTCCCCTTCAAAAAGCGCGCCGACTGTTGCGTAGCGATTCTTGGTCTTACCGCCCTGCTCGTAAGTTCCCGTAACTGCCCTAATATCTTTAGTTTTAGGCATTAGCCTGTTACCTCCTTCAGTTCTCTTGCGGTTTTTTGGTCATCTGGGGTTAAAACCTCCCAAACTCTTTTCTTAAAAGCCTGCGATATTTCTGCAATCTCATCAAAAGTCTGCGCTAAAGCATAGGCGTCGGCTTTACTAATCGCAGTTTTCACCTCGCTGACATACGCTTGAAATTTATCGTCTGCTTTCTTTACTTCTTCCGTGAATAGCTTTTTCCACGCCACTTTTTCGCCTGCGGGGGCGTCATTGTAAACAGCAATGTGCCGCTCTTCCCCGATCTCAATCAGCCAATCTTTTAGTGCCATGAAGCTTTTAGACTCGACCATTTGTCGCGCTACCGAATAATCAGTGACTTCAGGCAAATCTTCGCCTGCGTAAATGTACAGTCCAAGACCCATAAGGCTGATAGCTTTCGCAAGGCACCTTTGCATAGCCGTGTTTACTTGGAAAGCGTTTGGGTTGGTGATTGGCTTGTTATTATGGTCTAGCACCGGAAGGTAAGCCGTCCGAGTAACCCCGTCCACAGTAATCCTGCACCAGACCATCATTGTGCCGTCAGGGTATACAGTCGGCTCAAGGTTCTCCCAAGTAGCATCAGGGTATCGCTTCAGCAACTCTTGAACTGCGAACGCCCAACTAAGATAGGTAAACTTGCCTTTCTTCTCCGTATGCTCGTTTACATTGACTGAGCTTAAAGTCTCCCATGCACTCATTTTATTCCCCTAATATCCGTGAGTTTTTGATTCGTAATCGTCGGGCTCATTCGGGTCGATCTCCGCTGGACCTTGGCCCCTTGAGTATTGACCGGCTTTCAATTTAGCCAGCGCGTCCTCAAGATCGGCCATCGCTTGCTTCAGCTCGGCAGTGTCAACCGGCGGGATTTCTGGAATATTAAAATCACCCATTATTCTCGACCTCCCAGCAAACGGCTTCGCTGTTGATAATAGGATGGAAATGACCGCCCCCAAACCAAGTGCACTCCCCGACTTTAATCTCATAAAATGATTCTGATGATACGGACCCGTGGATTTCGTAATGCTCAACGTGTTTTATCACGTCAAAATTGGCGTCGACACTTTTGAGCGGAACTAAGACGGTAGCGTAAGAAACCCCCTTTGACTCCCAAAGATTATCAATGTCAGCTCCAAAATACGTGCACGCTCCGTCCGGCAGCGGCTCTATTGGTCGAATGTTAATTGCAATCATCTAAGTTCTCCCCTTTAATGTTCCACATGGAACGCCTCCATTAAAACTTAAAAAGGCAATGATGTAAACTTTTAAAGCACAAATTTGACAGATTTGTTATTACGGGAGAGTTAAGGTGGATTGGAAAGCAGACCAAATTGGCGGGGCGCACTACAAAGAAATGAAGATACAGCCTTTGGAGTTTAGTCTTGCAAACGAGTTAGGTGCGTGCGAGTCGGCTGTTGTTAAGTACGTTTCTCGCTGGAAGCGCAAAGGCGGCGTTGAAGACTTGAGGAAAGCCAGGCACTACATCGAGGCGCTGATTGACTGGGAGATCAATAAGACCAAATAGTGGGCTGCGGGAAATCTTCGGCCCAATCTAAATGTATAAATCTGGTACTGCCTCGCTGATTCACGCCTATACGCGGACAGTTGTGGCTTAGAGCGGCCTGTAAGAGCCTGTGAGCGCTTTTACGGCTTACCCCGATATCAACAGCCGTTGCCGTAGTATGTGCGCCCACGGGCCTTCCTGAGCGTATTTTGTCTGCCTCTATCGGATGATTCGCGCATCGGTATGCAGAGGCAACAGCCAAGGGGAAACCAACTGCTTCTCGGATTTTGTTTAACTGGGTTAATGCGTGAGGATCGAAGTAACCGTTTGGACCAAGCTGGCCACACCCGCATTTGCAACGCAGTTCGTCGTCAGAAAAATAGCCCATTGGTTTTATTCTTTTTTGCCAAGAAACAACCCAAACGATCCAGTCAATGCTCCAGTCATAACAGAAACGAGGGCTGCCTGCTCAGGGTTAGGATCGGGCAAAGACATAAACCACTCAACAGTTCTATATGTCATGGCTATCATCGCAAAAATCAATACTCTTGGAATAATTCTCCATGCGTTGAGCTGCTCTGGAGTCACTTTGCTGCCCTGAGCTTCATTAGCTTATCCGCACCGCGAATTCCAAATGATGCGCTCACTGCCAAGAAAAGAAGGTATTGATACCACTCAGGCAAAGTAGATAAAACGTCAAAGCTGTAGCGAACCCTATCAACAACAGAGGCATCATCAACCACAACAGAGTATCCGCAACAGAAAAGTGGGACTGCAAGTACAATCGTCCAAAATTCGTCTTTCCACGAGTTATTAGACGCGTGAGCCATTTTAGCTTCCCAGTTCGCGTCCGTCTGGATAACCTGTAACCTTGCCTGGTGCTTTGCTTGGGATTGCTCATGCTTGTTATTGAGATACCCCCCTATCAAATTAGTTACAGGAGAAATTAAAGCCTGCCAAACCACTAATCATCATCCTTTATGAAACGGCCTTTTTCATCACGTTTCTGGTGGCGACCAGTAATTTCTTTGATCGTATCGGTCTCCCATATCCTAATGCCTACCCAGATAATAGTAAACAGCGCGGATATAGGCGGCAGAATTGCGCCAATCGCCCCCAGCATAGTGCCTAAGCTCATTAAATCAATTACCTGCTTTGCGGACTCATCCATTTTTAAAACCTTAAACTGTTACTGCCTAACCGTTTCAGCCTAAGTCGGCTTGATCGTAGACTCGGTGTTTTTGGTGTCACGCAAACGACCCCACGTTACCGTTTCAAATGAGGCTGGATCATGTCAGCCAGCTTCTTAGCTCTTGCCAAATCATTTTCGTGAGCTTTCTGGCAATGATACTTCTGGAACGGATAAAAAAGAAGGTCTATCACAAAACGAGCTTGACTCCAGCCAATCCGGCCCCTGAGCCTCCATGATCGACCACTGATCGACTCATTTGCGTTGGTTCCCAGCAGGAAAGTGACGTTAAGCAGTTGTGATGCCGCGTCCCCCACTCTGATTAAGTAGTCAAGGATCAGTCGCGCTTCATTGAGCCACGAGGACACTTGTCCAGACCTCATAGCTCTTGTGCGCTTTCAAACAACTCATCCATCTCTACACCTGTCATACCCAGCGCAGTAGTCATAGCATCAATCCAAGGAGACACACGCTCAACTGTAGAACCGTATTCCCACTCAATAGACACAGCGGTCTTATCAGGCTCATCCATGACTGCAATGGCGTCGTTAACCATAGTTAGCTTGCCTGCCTGCGACAACGCTAGTCGTGCTTGACGCATAGTAACAACCATGCTGCCACGCTTGGCTGCTAGTTCTCGTGCTTCGTAATCGTCAATCTGAGACTGAGCAGTGACTGTGTTGCCGTCATCGTCCTCGTAGTCTTGGAACATATCCTGCTCTGCCCAAGCGTACACCCAGTTACCGTTAGCGTCCTGCTCTACACCGTTGCTTACAACAGACTTATAATCCGCAGAAGGCTCTGGCTTAGGTGACTCAAGTACAGGGTCAATGCCCAGTGCTTCGTTGACGTTTTCGTTCCATACCCTTGGCAGGGAAACATTAGGATTGTCTTTGCGGATTTGGCCTTGAGATTTAACCTCACCCGTTGATCGTACTCTGTAGTTACTCATAGTTGATATTCCTATGCGATTGCGTAAAAAATGTAAGTGCCACCATTGTTGTTGAGTGCCGCTGGTGCTGATGATGTGACTGTAAAACCACTGGCTAGTGGGTCTATGTAGTCTGTGTTGGTGACTTGAGCCGCAGTGGAGTTCAGTAGTAAGTACGGGTCGTTACCAGCTACGATGCCGCGTAAAGAATCATAAACGTACCAATCGCCTGTACCGTCAGTACGTTTAATCAAAATAAACCTAGCGCCAGCACTAAAGCCGCAATCTACGTTCAAGTTGTTGCCTGTGCCTGTGTAGCTACCAACTTTGGATATGCCATCTAATGAGGCAAACAAATAAGCTACAAAAGTGCCGCCATTCTGGTTTGTTTGACCGCTTGTTCCTAATGAAAAAACGGTTGCTGTGGGAGCAGTGTCGTTCCACGCAGTAGAGGTAGTTTCTATTGCGTTTGCATAGTCTAAATAAATGCGCTTTGTCGGGCCTGCGCTACCAACAAAAACCTCCCAGTTAGAAGCTTGATTTCTTTTTTTTATGATCATTAGCTCAGGAACGACACCTAAGTTATGGCTCACAGTATTACCTGCTGAGCCATTTCCCGTATAAGTCACCACATCAGTAAAGCCCGGAGCGCGTCTCCACATCCATCCATAGTCATCAGCGTTAGTCGACCCGCCACCCTCTTTGTAGCCGTTACTGTAGTCATATTCAGGGCTGCCTTCTTCAGCATCAGTAGCCGACGGATACATTTGTTTACCAGTAAGACGAGCCGATAATTGAGTATATCCCGTCTCATCTACAGTATTTTGAAAGGCAAAATCAACAGGGAAGCCGCTAACATACTTGGGAGAAGCTGTTGTTGTATCATTGTCTTGCTTAAACAAATCAGTAGCCGCAAACTCTTTTGCTGGCTTGAATGGCCTGCGGATCGCCACGTAGATAAATTCACTGCCATTACCATTAAAGTCCGCTACTGAAGCAGTAAGTTGAAACCCAGTCGAATTTAATTTAATAAAGCTTGCCAGACCTTCTGCGCCAGACGTGTTTATTTTAAACCTCTGTGATGAAGAGGAGTTCACTGTCTGGCCACGCATAATGTCCACCAGACCCCAATCTCCAGTTCCCGACGCGTTTTTTATTAACACCCACTGAGGTTCAAACCCAAGATCAATAATAGGGCCTGTAGAGCTACCATTACCCGTATAACTCCCGCACTTAATAATGCTCTCGTCTTCGTCTGTGCCAAATTCTTGGGCATCGTGGGCGAATAGGTAGGCTACGTATGTGTCGCCATTACCATTAACTCTATTGTGATTGCCTACAGTAAAAACAGTACTCGTTGGTGCAGTATTGTTCCATGATCCCGTGAGAGTATCTCTAGCGGCATTTCTATCTAAGTCAATAAAATAATTTTCTGGGGAGCTAGAAGCAATCGCACGGTGATAACAATTCCAATTTTCAGCAGCATTTGTTCGCTTAACAATAATCATCCCCGGCACAGAGCCTAAATTATGTGCAATCGTCCTATTTGCACCATTCCCCGTATAAGTCACAACATCAAAGAAGCCCGGTGCCTTGCGGAATGTCCAAGCTACATGGCTGTCTGAATTAACATTCAAGTTCGCACCAGAAAATGAGAATCCATTGGTATTAAAAGAGGCTAGGCCTATTGATGTAGAATTACCTGCTGTAGTGTTACTTACTATATGGTTCGATTTACCTCGCTCTGTATCAAATATAATATGAGAGTATGTTGACGTTCTGTGCTTAATCCACACCAATCCGCCATCATCAGCAAGATTAATATCATTGACGATAGGGCTAGTTCCATGAGCGCTACCATAAAGATAAGTAGAAAACACATCGTCAACGTAGGTGGCTGAACCCTTGGCACCAGAGGCCGCAAGTAGCTTTAGCGCAGAACTACTCATTACGCCATCGCCTGTCCGGCAGTAAAGCCGTAGTAGGTTGTGCCGCCATCAATAGTAAAGAACACAAATACATCTACTCCGTTGTTTGTAGCCGTCAGGGTAGGTGCTGTAGCTGCTGCCCAATCAACACTGGAAGGCCATGTAATGGTTCTAGCCGAACTGTCCTGAATTATCTTTAGCGTAAACATAGAAAGTTTTCCGCTTGCCGCAGGGTTGCTAAATGTGTAGGTGACGTTCTCAGTTAAGTCATGCAGAAACGAATTGCCATCACGCAGGTTAAGGGCCGCTGCATTAGAGCTAGACGTAATCGTTGTGGACTCTTCAATGGTGCCGTTGTCAAAAGACACCACACCGTTGGCATCTGACGTAACAAGACCTGATGCCTGAGTCAGGCCCAATGTGTTTGGCAGTTTGACTGTGTAGGTTGCTGAGGCACTGTGTGCTGGGCCTTGAACTGTTACGCCGTGAGAGTTGTTCTCACAGTTGAATCTAATAGTGCCAGCATTGGTATTGCCGTATAACTCAGTGTACCCGGTGCCGTTTGGAAATAACTGTATGTTTCCATTTGTATTAGTAGATGAAACAGTATTGCCATCTAGCTTAATATTGTCCCCAGCTAACGATCCAGTAATTGCAACATTACCTGAGTAATTAGCCGTAATATAACCGGCTGTATCAATTAGATAACTGAGGCTAGCCCAGTTCCCAGAACCAGTGCCTGCTTTTACTTTCAACGTATCTGTTTCTATCCCTAACTCGCCTTGCGCTAATGTTGGGTTAGCTGAGGTCCAGTTAGATGCTGTGTCTCTTCGTATTTGAATAATGCTTGCCATGATTATGCACCGCCTCCGTTGACATTCTGTGCTGTAAGGTAGGTCGAATTTGCAAAACCGCCGTCCAGCCCTGAACCGGATGCGCCAGGAATAAACTTTGACGTGCTATTATCAAAAACTAAAACCTGACCATCTGTTGCAGCAGTTGATAAATTAACGTCAGTCAGATCGTTAAGAGATGCGTTAATTGTCAACTTGCCCTGCTGTAGCTCTACAAAATTGTTATCAAGCTCTGCATTAGTTAAGGGCGACCCCTTATTGGTTACGCCCGTCGCAGTTGTTTCGCGAGTTTTAATAGCCATAAGAGATCACCCTTAATTTATTAAGATGCAGCGACCGTTACAGTCCAAGTAATTTGCAAAGTGTCATTTGCGCCTTTGTTGACAACTGAAAATACAGTTCGGCATAAAAGCGTTCCGCTTGATGAAGCATTAAGAATACCTGCCTCTGTAAGCGCGCCGGTGCCAGTGCCAGCAGGGAAAGTTGCAACATAAACGACATTTTCATTAGTCTGGGTGGTAGACGTCAAGCCCACGCGCCCAGATTCTGTTCCCAGGGTAGTATTGCCTGCCGCAGCAGCAGTAGAGCCTGTACCCACGGCCATGTGCGACATTGCTCCCTCTGCAGCATCTGCCATACGATCTGCAATATAATTGACGCCAGCGGTGACAATTAAGTTTTTTACTTTGCGGGTATCCTTAACTTTGCCATCTTTCCCTCGTAAAACAATTTCGAGATGACCTGATACTTTGGGGGCTTCTTTAAACATAATTTCAGTCCTTATGTAAATGTGAACGTAGTGCCGACATAATCATCGACAAAATAGTCAAATGGATTAACTAGGTAATCTGATTTCTTGCCGTTTCCGCTATCTGCAATCTCTAAGGAATCGGAACGCGCAACTCCTGTTAATTTTACCACTGTCTCGCCTGCGTTTACTGCATCTGATATCGGCTTTGACACTGTTTTTTGATCAGCCTCGGTTATTTGAGACTGGTCGGAAATGGATGGCTTAGAGACTGCAAACGCAAAAGCCTCTGATATTACGGGCGAATCAGTTAGAGCCTTAACAACTTCCATCACGGGGCTTTCTGAGATATTAGCGGAATCCGCAAAAGCAACAGGAACAACTAACACCAACGAAATAACTTCTGCGATAGTTGCGCTGTCGGCAAACGGCTTAGATACACCCAATGCCGCTGATTCGCTCACCTCAGCGCTATCAGTGATTGTCCTGATAATCGTGAGCAATAAATCAATTTGCTCTGAAGCGTTTGCTATGTCTGTTATTTGTTTTGCAAAATTAAAAACATGCTGTTCGCTAACACTAGATGAATCAGATAGCGACTTTGTGAAGCCTAATATAGCCGCCTCTAATACGCCTGAGACATCTGTTACCTGTTGCGCCATGCTTAGGGCGACAGCTTCATTTACTTGCAGCTGATCAGAAAGGGCTTTTGCAACCGCTAATTCCTGGCTGTCTGTTAACGCGGCAGAATCTTCAAAAGGCTTAAAAGCGGCAAGGACCGATGCTTCACTTGACGATGCCGTATCTGTTAAGGTTTTTAATAATGTTAGCGATAACGCCTCAGATGCAAATAATTTCTCAATAAACTGCTTAACAAAATACCGTAAAGTATAATATTCTACTTTCGCCAGCGCTCTGGCAAGTTGTACGGTAGCGCGAATCACTAAAAGTCCTCTCGGACACTGAAATTAATGACCTCATAGACAGTTTCAATCCTTCCGATAGAGTTTGTTATCTCTATCTCCGCCTCATAATTGCCAGCGGCAATATCTAAGTCAGTCAAGCCCCATTCGAAAATGGCAATGCCATTAAGCTTTTGGCTTGCTACAGATATATCAGAAAGCGTAACCAGCACTGCTGCCGCGCCTCTTTTGCGAAACTTAAAGACGACCGTCTTATTGGTTGTATCAATGATCTCGCCGGTCACATCTCGTGTTAAAGCAACCTGAAGTGGCGGGGCATCATCTCCCTTTACAAGATAAAAATTGCTCACCAGACGATATCCTCTAAATCTTTCTCAGTAGTTGCCGCATCTATTTGATCGCGAAGTATTCTACCACGGTTGTGGCATTCACTTACATGAGCGGCAAGGTATTGCCCAATTTCAATATATTCGTCGGCGGTAAAAAGCTGGCTACTGTTATCTGACAACGTCCACTCTAAAGTCATCGAGCTGTCTATTGCGGCAAGCTGAACTGCCCCCTGTATGCGCCGTTGAGACACTTCGTCACACTGGAAGGTATGACCTAGTGATTCAAAACTACCAAACTCTTGATCATTTCTGTGTTCTTTTATTATTGACCATTTATTTTGCTTGCCCACACTTAAATCGAACTGCCAGGATGTGCCAGACCAAACATGGTCAGGTGATGGTCTGTCACCTTTTTCGACTATCTTACCGGATGCAACATAGTGAGTATATGATGTGACTTTTGTATCTGACCATAGACAATCTAATTCTGTGTCTTGCTCATACTCTTGTAGCACAGCAAGTGGCCCAGATTTACAGCCCTTGATAACACCTTGATCTGTGTAGGTCACTAGCATCATTATTTTTTACTCCCCAAAACGGTAATACCATTATCTCTCAATGTAGCATAACCATTAGAGTTGGAATTTTGCGTAGCTATTTCAACTCTAAAATACAGTGGCGAACTCAGACCCAAGGTAGCCAGGTCTACTGTAGCGGTTGTCATTAGTAATGAGTCATCGATCTCTCTTATTTCTTGTTTAGTGACCGCTAACCTAGTTTTGCTTGATGTGAACGTGCTGTTACGCGCAACAACTAATTGTAAATATCTCTTTCTGAAGTTTGTGGAGCTTCCTCCGCCCTGGATAGTTGCACTTCCAATTATTGTGACTGCTTCTGGACGTAAAGCTGTGCTAGTCCATGATATAGGCCCTACATCAACACAGGCTTTCCAGGATGCGTGTGACACAGTGGGTGGAGTTGCTGCTGCACTATCACTAACTTGATATATAGGAGATATAAAGCTATTAGGATCATCATTATCGCCCAGGGGAATAGTTACGGCATTGTCTGCAATTTGCAAGGTATCGACGGTCGCGTTAGTAATGTGAACCCCATCAATTGCCCCGCCAGAGGACAGTACCACCTGATCGGCTGAGTTTCTGATTTCGAGTTGCCTTGCAACTAACGAGCCGTCCCAGTACATGTATTGAGTAGAGTTGCCTATCCAAAACTCAGGATTACCAGCGTCATTGCCCAGCCAAAAGCCTGTATTGGCAAGGCCCGGACCTGTTTTTCCTTGCCTTACCGCCATGCCTGAAGCATTGGATAGGTCTACAACTCCGGTTTTGATTAACCCGCCGTCAATTGTGGTTATTTCTGAAGACGCAGGATCGCCAAGCTCAGTGTTCAAGTTTGTAAAAGTTACTAGCCCGTCGAAATTGAAAGACGTAAACGGCGTTGAAAAGGTTACAGTCTGGCTGCCTCCAAATGTAGACTCTACAACCTGATATCGAGCCGCCCAGAATTTGCCATCTGCTCCTGTTTGAGTCGGAGGATTCTCATCCCAGCCAGATGAAAGCCCAACGAATTGATCTGTGGAGAAATTGAAGCTGGTTGCGCTGGGAGCGCTAGGACTGCTGGCGCTTGAGTTTTGATAATAAACATACCCACGTAAATCTCTTGGAGTTTCGGCATCGGCTCTTGCTTCAGTGGTCGCATTGACGACAGCAGTAAAGGCGCTGGCGTTGCCGCTTGAGTCAATTGACTTTAATTTATAAAAATAATCTTCGCCATTTGCTAAACCCGCGTGAACGAAAACGCCTTCAGTCGATGCCCGAGCCGCAACGGTAGCAATTCGGGAATACGCAAGGTTGCTCTCCGCTGCGCTGTAAACGTCAACGAAAGCCAAATCTGCATCGGCAGAGTCAGTCCACTCAAGTACGATATTCTTAAACCCTCCGGTCGCACTTATGCTTGTCGGAACGCTTGGCGCTGTTGTATCACCTACGGGCTGCAATGATCCAGTCAAGGCGGCGCTTCTAACGCCTATGCTGTTTACCGCAAAAACAGAAATGGAATAGTTGATCCCTTTGACCACTGGCGCAATTAAGTACTCAGTGCTTGATGTGGTTACTGAATATGTGTTCCCGCTAACCGTTTCGGTGATCACTACCTCGTAATAGTCAATGAATCCATCTGCTGCTGCGGTCCAGCTTATCTTTAGCGCATCCACGAGCGACCCGTCACCAGCAAAAGAGGTGGTTTCGGTCAGCACCAAGCTAGTTGCGGCGGCAACTGTAGTGCCGTCGTTAGTGTCTGGGTTGCTTGGAATATTAAACGGGTTTTCGTCGCTTGCGGCCCAATCATATACAGAAGACGCCGTTTCTATGCAGCTCACACTAACGCCACACGTCCCATCAGCCGATACGGTCAGAGAGTAGTCGAGAACCTCAAACGGCTTCTGGTCATAATCAAGTCGGTCGTTGCTGATTGTAATGAAGTCGCCAGCCTTCAGCTTTAGGCCAGCCAAATTCAAAGGCACCGTGAGCGAAACCTGTTGGCGAGACTTTTGTAATGCAATCTTTGCTAATCTTTGCGCCCTTATGTTATTAGTAACAAACGGCAAAGCCATATCAAGGTAGACAGGGTCTCCGTCTTCCGTCGCATAACTTGAACTAATCTGCGCGGGGTAATCGCACAGAGTGTAATTTTCTTCCTCTGACAAAAAGACGCCCTTGACGCCGTTATAAATACTTCTGCGGGTCTGCTTGGTCTGAATAGCAATGCTTCCGGTCATAACAGTTTCATCTATGTTAATGACCGGCGTAACGTATGCCGCCGCTTGAACAAAATACTTTCCACCGGAGTAGCCAACTCTCCCGCCCATCGACGCCAGCAGTCCTTCAATGTTGTTTTTAATGGTTGAGCTAGTATCGATTACACCGTCGCAAGCCCATCGGGTCTGGCCGCCTCCCCCTCCAAGAGCAACTGTTTCGTCACAGATGTTAGCGGCAGTTGTAAAACTTGCATCATCTAAGTTAGCGGC